AAGTTCCCCAGGTTCCTGACTCATCACCAGTAGCTATTTCTTTAAGTCTTAAATTATTTACATACGTAGCCATTTATATCTCCGTTCAATTGATTATATTACCTTTCTTGTGCATAGTTAAGCAACATCTTCCCAACCGGGGGTTTGAGTTTCATCTATGTCAGTATAATTAGGTGTTTGAGTTTCATCTATAAGACTCCAAACAAACGGTTCGCCAACTTCTCCAGTTGCTGAAACACCTGTTAGGGATATTATTGCTTTAGCTACAACAGTAAGAGATCCCACAGAACCTGTCGCAGATACTCCGTCTATGTTGAATCTAGCGTTGTGATGTATGGTTACAGAACCAACAGATCCTGTTGAACTAAGGCCAGAAACAGGAACATTTGCTTCACCATCTACATCAACTGATACAGATCCTAATGTTCCTACAGCACTAGGACATACAGCTACAGCTTGAGCATTTACACCTACACCAGATACTGCACCTGTAGCAGATTGTCCTGTGGGCGTTACATTAGCCTCTGCATCTGTTGTAGGCGTTCCTAAAGCAGATGTTCCAGCTTGTCCTGAAAGTGTTAAATTAGCTGCTGCTACTGTAGTTACAGATCCTACAGCAGAGGTGGCAACTAAAGTAGAAGGAGTTACATTAGCTTCTGCGTCTACACTTACAGAACCTAATGCAGAAGTTGCAGCTACACCAGATATGGTGAAGCTTATAGGTACAGAGGCGGGTTGTCCCCAGGGACCTTCGCCCCAGCCAGCTCGACCCCAACCTGACATTTACTAAGCTATTCTTATGATAGCTGTGCTTGCTGCTGCCGCAGGGAAAACCACTGTAAAGTCACCGGCTGTAGAAGTTTTATCTCCACCAAAATCTATCGTAGCAACAGATTTATTACTGTCACTTGAATTGTAGATCATACAACCTCTAGCAGTTATGGTAGCTGTGCCAAAAGTCAAATCAGCAAAATCAGTAAAACCTGTAGTTCCACCTGTAGTTGGATCAACTCTTGTTAAGTTTGCTCCACCTGAAGTGTAATTAGTTCCTGATGCTTGCCCGGTGGTAGTAAACGCAGTTGTAGTAGCACCTAAAGTAGCAGAACTTGTATATAGTGCTAATTTAAATGTGTCTCCACCTGAGTTTTTAAAGTTATGGACAGCTTCTAGTAGCTCCTTTTTGAAGCTGGTTGTTAATGTTGATGTGATAGCCATATTTATATCCTTTTTACAATTTTAGCCACATCTTCTTCACCAGCTTTTAACAACTCTTGAATTAGTGTAGCTTTATAGGATTTTATAGCATTTTTTATGTAAATCAAACAGACTTGTTTTATCTGCTCTTCATAGGCTTTTGCTTGTGCTTTTACATGTGGCTCTAGTTCTTCAGAACTACCAACTATTTTTTCAGTCAAACGCTCTGCCCAAAACTCAGGAGGATGGCCACCAAAGTTAGATGTTTTAGTTTCTATTACGCCTAAACTCGGTATTGCCGTAGGTGTTATTTCATCTACCATACCTTTGGCTCGTTATCTCTTGGTTTTAAGTGACTATCGTTTCTATCTATGAGAATAGGTTCTTGTTCCTTTACTTCTTCCTGTAGCTCCATAGCTTCGCTTTGTTTCATTGAAACCATATAGCCTTTTCCGTCAGACATAATTACCAAAGGATCCTGGAGTCTGTGATAACCATACAACTTCTCTTGTGCAAGAACGTTGGTATCTAATAATCCACTTGATTTTGCAACTTCAACTTGAACTCCGAGGTGCATAGCTTTTGATAGCCAAAACTCTACACAGCCTCTGCCAGCCTCTGCAAAATGCAAGTTACCTTTATAGCTAAAATCTATTCCAAATAATTTTAGCGTTGATACTTTATTCCACAATGCAAAAGCTATTGCATAGGCAACTGTATTATTTAAATAACAACAATTAAATTCTTGTAATATTTCATTAATTGGATATTCAATCAGATTCTTACATCTATCATCTAGTTCACAGGTGTATATGGGTTTGTCGTCATTTAACAAAACTTCTACCATTCCACTCGTTTGACCCCCAGCATCATCTGTATCTAAGAATCTACTAACCGGGTCCATCATGAAAGTTCTGTCGTGAAATATTACAGATCCTACTGAATTGATAGTCCACACTTCGTCAAATTGTGCTCCATGTGATTTAGCCAAATTATAGTCTTGCCAACTTCCTCCCAATCCTACAATAGCTACGCTCTTGCCCTCTAAGCTTTTTATTCTCTCCATATCTCTCTCCTTATGTAGTTTCGCTTCTTAATGAATCATATCTATATTCGTCTCTTCTTCCTCTAGCTTCAGCCATATTTTTTAATCTTTGAATTTCTTGACCGAACCTAGTTTCATAAACAACTTGCATTTCTGGCTCACCTTTCATAAATGTAGATGCCTCTATCAATGATCCATAAAGTAGTGCATTACGAGCATTGTTAGACATCCAAGTTCCTGTTGTTTGCGAAGTTAGACTTGTTGGTTTGTATAAGTAATGTAACTCAACGGTATAAGTTTGATCTGGAACAGGTGAAACTATTAAAGTAGAACCATTGTTGCTTGCAGTAGATAGGTCTTTATCAAAGTCTGCATAATACAAAGGTCTTCCTCTTTCTGAGGTGTCCACTGCATCATTAGAATATTCACGCATGAAGCTAGTGTGTTTTTTGTCTAGATAGTGGTAATCGTTATTACTATCTATTACAGCTAAAGAAAAACTAAGTTTAAAATCGGTAGGAGCTGTAAGATAAGTATTACCAGTTGTCAAAGAACCTGTTACATTTTTTCTGAAGTAATCAAATTCAATTAACTCTGCAATTCTCTCTTCAGTATTGATGATCATATCGTTTAATGTATTAACGAAAGTTGTCTCATCATTCTCTGTGTAGTTTTGTATTAGTGTTTTTAATTCAGTTAACGTCATGTCGTGATTGTAACCTCCCCAACTGAGCCTGTCATTTTATCTACAACAAAATTTGATCCAACTATGTTTGGATCCATAGAGTTGCCTTTAGTAATATCAGTATAAACAACAACAACAAATCCTTCACCCACACCAAGGTCTTGGTTAGGTCTAGGTTTGTAAAGAGCTTCAGGATCTATTACATGAGGTAAAGGTTCTAGTTGAGGATGTTTTGGTTCAAAACATGATGGACACGTTTTTAGTCCATTCCATTCTTCTTTTAGTTGATTTAGTTTGTATTCAAAACCACATCTATCGCAGATGGCTTTTGCAAATTTACCTACTGCGTATGCCATATTTAAGCAAAAGATTTATATCCAATCTTGAAAGATGCTCTATCTTCGTCTTGGCTCATGGCTCTTTCAAACTCTTCTTCATACATTTCTTTTAAAAGAATCGCCCTATCCGGGGCTTTCTTTATGGCTATGTAGTATGCAAGTCCAGCTACAAAACAAGGATAAAATCTAAAAGGCATATCCATAGTATTAGTTGGTTTGTCAGCATCATCCATCCTTACAATTTTATTAAAAACTAATATATCTGTACTGTTCTCAGGAGAAGGCCATATTTTTAATACAGGTGTATTTAACTTATCAAGAAAAAACTGAGATGGTCTAGATTTAGTTGATTTAGTAGGAATGTTTAAATATTCGCTTCTGCTGATCCTAGACATCTGTAAATCCAAATCAGTTCCATTTGTGTTTCTTCTTAAAGAACAATCTAATATATCAACTATGTTAGCATTTAGTGTGTAGTCAGTTTGTCCTTCGGTGACTGTTTGAGTTGCTTGCTCTACAGTCCATTGGTTTAAACCTCTATTAGCCCATTCAGCTAACATAAGATTTATAGATCTTTTTGCTGTTTTTAGATCGTATCCTGTTCTAAGTTCTAATCCACATCTTTCAAATGCTTCTTCTACAAACTCAGCTACATTAGGTTCAAAATCTGTACTACCTGAAAGTGCCATTATTCGTCCTCTGCATATAGATTATCAAAAATTCTGTTTATATCCAATGTGTAGTCTAAATCAGACTTTGAATAATGTATATGTGCAGATGGTTTAAAATCAGGTGCACCCGTTCCTGTTTCAAACCAAGCCGGATGTGTAACCCTAACTCGGTTGTTTGGTAGTGCAACTATGTTTCCTGTCCAGGGTCCAGCATCTAGTAACTCCATAACATGACTTTGTTTGTGTTGAGCTGGATCATCAGCTATTTCGTTTTCTGCATAATCAACAGTAAATAAATATTTAGCTGGATAAAAATTACCATCAATCTTTGCCATCCAAGGACAAGGTGTTGCCCTATCTATAACATAAACAGCGTGATGATGAGACGAACAATCCCAAGGTTGAGCATCGTGAACTGCCATCGGTTCAGGCCATTCTTCAAAAGGAGTATCACCTACTAGAGCAGTGATAGGCATTCTTGCCCACATTGCTCCACCATGTACTGTGTCTTCTTCTTCTCCTTCAGCTTCTATGCCTGTAAATATCAATTGAAAACTTAGACAACGACATGGCATTGTTGTAACTGCAACTGCCATAGCGTGTAAGAATTCTCCGTGATATTTTTCGTGGTTGTGCGTGTACTCTCTCCTAACCCAACATTTAAAATGTGGGATATTACTTTGCAAATATGCCACTTTATTTTACTTTACCTCCTTTTTTATAACCTTTAGATTTCATCATTCCGCCTTTTCTGTATCCCTTGGACTTCATCATTCCACCCATTTTCATACCTTTAGACTTCATCATGCCACCTTTCTTGTAGCCCTTAGATTTCATCATGCCACCTTTTTTGTAGCCTTTTGACTTCATCATTCCGCCCTTCTTCATGCCTTTGGATTTCATCATTCCACCCATAGCCATGCCTTTGGACTTCATTTTTCCGCCACTGCTATAGCCTTTTGTTTTTTTATACATATTTACTCCTAAGAAAATTTAGTTCTTTTTCTTCTATCGGACATAACTTTACCACATCCTCTAGCGATTCTTCTTACCTCTCCACCTTTTTTTAATTTGACTTTAGCTTTCTTTGTATTAGCAACAACGGTTTTACCTTTTCGCCCGGCTGCTTTCTTTTTGCGAGCTGTTTTAGCTCTTTCTGATTTTGATAGGCTTTGTGCTTTTGCTCTTGGTAAACAACGATCTGGATTTTTTTTATCTTTGCTAGTACCACACGGTCCCTTGATAGAACCGTCTGTGCCTATCCTAACCCAATTTTGTTCTCGCCATTGCTTAAGTTGTCCCATTACCTAAGTCTTGCTCTCATTACAATGCCTTGGCCTCTTATGTTAACCAAGCCACCTCTTTTCATTTTCTTTCCTTTAGACTTTTTTGCGTAGTTAGGATCTTTGCAATATTTAGAGGCTGCCATATTTGCATATGCCGAAGGATATGTATCAAAAGTACGCTTTGCCCAAGCCTTACCTTTTGGGCATATTTTTCCACCACTCTTTGCTTTCTTTGCCATTATTTTATTCTACCATGTTTTTTTCTTATAGCATCTTTGCCTCTTCTGAATATTTCAGCTTGTTTTGGCTTGCCTCCATATTTAGATCTTTGTTCTCCCACAGTCAATATTTGTATTAATCTTGCAAAAGGTTTTCTAGTTTTCTTAACTTTCGCAACTGTGTCTCTAGCATCTTGAACAGTTGCATACTTTATAGAGATAGTGTCTTTGGGGTTCTCATCAGTATAAAGTCTTCTGCCACTACCTTTTGGTTTTTTTCCTGTTCCTACTTTTGGGTCTTTTCTTTTTGGCATTTTTTACTAATTTTTTTAAAGTATTAGATTGTTTCTTGTGCATCCTAGATGCTTTGTTAAGCTCTCTAGAAACTTTTTTAATTTTTCTTAACACTTCCATCTCCTCCTAGCTTGTCTGATTCTTGAGTTAGGATTATTTCTAGTCTTAGCAGAACTACGTTTTAATTGTCCTAATGATCTAGCACAATAAGACTTTCTACGCTTTGCTGCTTTACTGCCTTTTTTAACCTTGCCTGTTACAGCAGTTTTTAGTTTAGATCCTGGATTAGCTTTTCTATATGCACGAACACCTTTTTTAGTCATACCAGCCCCACTTTTCGTGGGGCGGTAATTAGCATTCTTACCTTTGGTAGTTCTGCGTATAGGTTTAGCTCTCCTCCGGGTAGCCATTTATCAATAGTTTTTGTTTAATACAAGAATTATTGAATAAGCGTCTCCACTAGAGTGACCAACAGTTGTGAAATCAATGTCACCGGTAACACCTGATCCAGCGTTATTAGGTATACCGCTAAATCTGTCATCGTAATATTCATCTCCTGTACTGTCGGCTGGCAACGGAATTGCTAAAACATTGGTAGAAGCATCAAACTCTATATCGACACCCATACCTCTAGTTGCCCAATAAATCCTTGCGATAGAAACCTTTGTGCAAGCTCTCCCTTCGCTGTCAGCACTTAAAGCAGAAACATCTACTTTTTTTACAGATGATTCACCTGTGCCATCAGATTCATTGGTAAACTTTAAAATAGCAACTCTTTCACCATCCTGAATAGTTTGGGAAGTTACTGTATCAGCCATTATTTACTCCTATTAAGCGTCAGCAAATGGTGTTACTAAAGTTCCTGAACCTAGTGTAATACCCTCTACTGCATACTTGGCAGAAGCCATGGCAGTTACTTTGATAATACTACCAGCGAGTCCGCCTTTTGTACTTCCGTTCAAAGTAATTACATCGTTAGATGCACCAGATATAAAAGTTTTACCTGTAGCATCATTAACGCCTGTGTAAAGACCACCTACAAATTTATCTGTTCCATCTGTTTTGATGTCCATGTCTGTGGCTGCTGTTACTACAACAAAGAAGAAACTTGCACCTAAGTTATTAAGTTGATTAGGATCATCATCAGATCCTGGTGCTGTTGCTACTATGCTTGGTAAAGTAAATTTACCATCTGCATCATTGGTGGTTAAAATTTTACCTGCGTGTGCTGCTACTGTAAGTGTAGTGTCAGCCGTTAAGCTTACTACTGCTGCATTACCTGCTGAAATAAAACCAGATAAAGATTTAACTGGTCCTGAAAATGTCGATTTTGCCATAATTTCCTCCTTTGGAAATAAGTTCTATAGTCTCGGCTTGTCTGCTAGGTCAGTCGATAGAACAATTTATTATCCTAGTCTTTTCGATTGTATAACAGATATTAGTAAAAATGAAATAAAAAAAAGGGAGCCAAAGCTCCCTTTTCTTCGAGACGTTCTCTAGAACTTACGCTCCTTGAGATGCAAACACTGCTCTTGGATTTGAGAATCCAAATGAGTATCTTTCTCTAGCTTTGAATCTGACATTACCAGTATCAAAGTCACCTTCCATAGAAGTTGAAAGAGGTGATCTCTCAAAGTGTTTAAATCCATCTGGACAATCTGTTAACAAGAACCACGCATCGTTGTCTGTTAAGAAGTGGTTAACTGAATAACCTTCAGGGACCATACCCATATTCCTAATAGCATTGATGTCGTTATCAGAAGTTCCGACTCTGCCCGGAGTTTGAAGTAGTCTATCTGCCACAAATTGTAGTTGTGGTGGAATAATTAACTTCTTACCTTGTAGAGCAAGAATCATGCTTTTGTCGTCAGTAAAAGTTGATACTGCGATTAAAGCGTCTTCTAACGAAGTCTCATTCAAGTCAGTGTAAGTGCTTGGTCTGTTTGAGAATGTTCCTCCACCAGCTAAAGGGTGATCGGTAGCAACAAGTGCTTTACCGTCTCCACCTGTGAAGCTAGATGAGAAAGCATTATTCAATACAGCAGCAGCTTTCACTTGCTTAGTATGAGCCATAGATCTCGCTAACGCCTTGGTGTATCTAGCACCTAGACGATCATAAAGATTGTCTTCTATTGCTTCTTCTGTAAGAGCAAACGCTAAGGCTATGGTTTCGTGTGAATACCTAGCAGTGAAACCCTCGGAAGCTGAATCAAATTCAACAGCGTTTCCTTCTGCTTTCACTTTGGCATTACCAAAACCAACGATCAATGTTTCCTCTTCAAAAGCTCTGTCCGAAGACTCAGTTTCAAAGATTTCAGCATGTTCGTTTTCGTAGCGGTCATACTCCATTCCAAACAAAGCATTTAGCCCTGGTTCTAGCTCTTTAGCTAGTTGTGATCGATTAATCGCCATTACTAAACTCCTGTAGTTTGAGCATAGAAGTGCTCGTTAATTTTAACAATCATGTTGACGTTTGTAGAAAGTGTTCCTGTTCCAAGAGCGTTATTCTCTGGATCATTGGAAAATCCAACAATTCTACATTGAGCTGTACCTGTAGCCATAGTTCCACTGAGATCTACATTAGATTTACCAGTGGTTGTACTACCAGCAGCGTAAACAATGTCAGCGTTTAAGCCAACAACTGTTTGTGTAACACTACCTGTAGCAGCACTTTGAACTTCAAATAAAGCATTAGGATCGTCAACTACGAAAGCAACTGCGTCTGATGTCACAGTACCATCAGGGAAATAAGGTGAAAATTGCACCTCTCCCGCTGAATCAGTGTACTGGCATCCCTGAAAGACTCCTAGTAATAAATCTCCAGCCGCAGCAACAGCTATGCCGCCTGTGGCTTTCATTACTACCGGGTCGCCTGTAAAGATACTTCCGGTTGTGCCTGAAAGAATTCTATACTCAGTAGTACCAGTGCTATTGACACCGCTTCCAAGTTTTCCTATAGGCCTCAAACCGAATTTAGCATTTGTATTTGCCATAATAGTTTCCTAGTTAATGTTTATTATAGAAGTAGTAATTATTTACTGCTTCCTCCAAAAGTAACCTTTGATGACACTTTACTTGAAATTGGCATCGCAGGATTCTCTTCACGCATTAGGTCGTTCTCTACGGCAGTCATTTGGTTTTGAGTTTGTTGTTCAAAAAATTGGTTTCTTTGATCTGCGATTTCTTTATCAATTTTGCACAGTATCAACCCACCCACACCTATAACGCCGGCATGTCGACCATCATCGACTGTAGGAAGATCGTGAAATCCAGATATTTCTTCAGGCTTTACCGGGACGAATCCTTCACGAAATCTTTTTGAGACATTCGTTTTGTCATCTTGCCCTAGTACAGATTCTCTAATCCAATGATATTTTATACCTTCAGATTCAGCTTTTTGTATAACTTCCTCTGGCAGTTCTAAAGCAGAAGGCATTTTCCAGACTTTTGGTCTTTCGTCTTTTGCTCTAGTATCAGAACTTCTTGAAGTTCTAACATCTTCATCTTGAATCACTGTTTCTTTATCTTTTGTCATGATCTTTCTAACCTCGCTTTTTGTATTGCGTAATCTTTAAATGACACTCCAAGCTTTTTAGCTAGTGTTTGTTCGCTCGGTGTCAACTCGATACGATTTTGTTTGCGTCCTGTCGATGTATTGCGTGTGGCTGAAGCGACTGTTTGGACGGGTTTTTTGTCCGCTTCCACGTTAAATTTATGAGGCAACTCTTGTCGCACTCTGTTATTTAGTTCACTATAGTATTCATCAGACTCAAGGTCAAACCCTTCGTTCTCTAATTGATTGTGAATTGCAAAAGCAACTGAAGTTGCAATTTGATCTTTTCCAAACCAAGTGTTTTCTTGTGCCCATCTTTTAGCATTCTCTGAAGGATCTTCATATTCTTGAACTGGTTGTTGTTGTTCAAGATAATCTGGTTGATTTTTAACTTGTTCGTTATAGGCTGCTTCTTGTTCTTCATACCTTTTTTGCTCTTGCCTGTACTGTTCAAGTCTAGCCTTATCTGAGGTAGCCATTGTTAAAGCCTCAGTAGCTGTAGCTATTGCATCAGGATCCTGGGACTCAGTAGCTGTTTTTAAGGCTTGTCTTGCCAAAGTTATTTGAGATTCAACACGATTCGTAAATTCATCTCCATAACTATTTTGAAAAGACTTTTGAGACTGCCTTAATTGTTCATTTTGTTCTTTTAACTCTTTAGCATATTGAACGGCCATCAACTCTCTTCTCTGAAACTCTTTGGCTTGTGCTACTGCTTTGTTAATTCTGTTCTGTGCAAGAGTGGCTCTTTTCTCTATATCTGATTGATCTTTAGCCTTCTCTTCGACTTGAGGAGAAACTTCAAAGTCTTCTTTGATTTCATCCTCAGTTACAGGGGTAACTTCCTTGTTTTGATCTAAATCAATGTTTACAGACTCTTCTTGAACCTCATCCTCTACTCTCCTATGTGCAGGGACTGCAGCTTTCTCTATCTTTTCATCTGTAATTTCTACATCGATGGTTTCTAATTCTTCAATGTTTTGTGCTTCTTCTGCCATTATTTGCTCCTATAAAGATTTAATATCGTCCGGGTTTAAGATGGTTGCTATCACTTCATCATCATTAATTATTCTAACTTCGTGATCATCTTCCAATCTAAATCTAGTTCCAGCGTATCTACCTATCAGTATCCAGTCTCCTTTTTTACACCAAGGGTCATCACCAAATTTATTTTGATCTTGATAAGCCAACGGTCCTAGTTTTAGTACATAGCAAATGACTGTAGACAAAGCCTCTCTGTCTACTGTTTCTTTTACTAATTGGATTCCAGCTTCTGTAACTCCCTTTCCTTTATAGGGTAGAACTAGCAAACGCCACCCTGATGGGCTTGGCATTCTGTCTAGTAGGGATTTATTTAGTAGCTCTGGATCAAGAACTCTTTCTTCTTGTGTTACAAAAGCTTTGTCTAGTTCTGAAACTTTTTCTTTTGCAAGATTTTCTTTATATTCTTCAAATTTTGTTTTTGCGACTTTTTCATTCATCGATGTTATCCATATGCAGCGTTTCTCTTAAATCTTCTCTGAGAGAGCGAATCGCTGATAACTCCCCCATCAGGTATTTGTAATCCTCCATCGATTTTATATTGCCACTCGCAATTATGTCAACTGCGTTCTGTTCTCTTTGGTCTAAAGTCTTAAAAAAATATTCTGCTAAATTTACAGCATCCATCGGCTCTCTCCTGCCTATTTTACTTTATCTTTGATCTCTCAACCGTATTAGGTTCTCCTTAGAACCTGGTAATGTTCTAGAACTTGGTGACACAGTAACATTAGAAGGCCGAAGTCCAATGGGACTAATAGTTTCAGATGGTTGCAGTGTAGGTGGTAGTACAGGAAGTTGCGGTATTTGAGGCACTACTGGTGGTGCAGATATAGTTGGTACTGGAGCTGGAGCTGGAGCTGAAGCTGGAGCAGTAACAGGTGTTCTTCTTGGTGCTGGAGTTTCTGCACCACCTGTATCTTCATACTCTAAAAACTTATCTCTAGCCCTATCTGCTTCTTCTTTATTCAAATAAATATAAGGTTTAGCTGAATCAGGAACTCTACTATAACCTTGAGTAGTGCTACCAGATTTCCCTGTGGTTGGATCAAAATAATAAAATGTCATTGAATCAATATATTCTCCACCTAGTGCCCTTTTGCCTAAATCACTATAAGCAAAAGGATCATACTTTGGCTGTGGTGTAGGTTGTGGCATTGGCATTGGCATTGGTCTTACTGGTCCCGGATCAACAGGTAGTGTTTCTCTAGGTTGTTCTATAGGCACTACTGGTGCTCTATCTTGAGGGACATCAATAGGCCTAGGCATGGGCACAGGCACAGGAGGAAGTATAATCGGTCTTTCGTATGGTCTACTGAAATTATCCCCTATAGGATCTGGTCTTCTATCCGTAGGCATGAAAGCTTGTTCTGGCTGAACAGGAGCTTGATAGCCTTCAGGTGTAAAGAATGCTGGACCGCCTACGACTAAACTAGGTCTAGGTTGCATAGGTGGTGGAGGGGCTGGCATACGCTCTATACGCTCAAAACCTCCAACCTGTTGGTTTTGAAAACCTGGTGCTACAGGAGGTGTTGCCATTAATAGATTCCGCTAAACTTAGTTCCTCTCAAAGCAGCTTTACCGCCACGAGATTTACCTGCTCCATATGGTTTAGGTGCACTACCGTTAGCAACTTTCTCTGCTTCAGAGTAATTAACAGTGCCTTGGTCTTTGATAGTAACGCTTGATTTTACGCCTTGTGTTTTTTCCATAGTATTACCTTTTAGTTTTAATTCTATTTCTTTTTAGGCCTACCCCTTTTCTTTTTGGGTTTGCTTTCTTTAACAACTTTTGCGAGTACTTTTTCCGCTTCTTTGTCGGCTTTTTTCGCAATTTTCTCGATGTCGATATTTGCATTCGCATTGACGCTCTGTTGATTGGCATTGATTCTTTGCTCCTCTTCTAGCTTCAGTTGTTTTTTATGTAATTCTGCTTGTTCTTTTCTGATTGAACTCATCTGTTACCTCTCATAATATCCATTGCTTTAAATTGTGCAGCTTGATCTATTCTTTCTCTAGCTATATCGTCTTTCATGATAGCAATATCTTTCTGAATAGCCAAACGTTGTTCTGAAAGTTTGTTATTCTCGATAGCTCTCATAGCATCAAACTCTTGTTTCTGAGCAAACTCTTCACGTTTACGTTGCACGTCATCAGCTTTGATGTCTAGTTCTTTTCCTCTCAATTCAACCAAAGGATCTGGCTGTGGTGGAGGTGGCATAAACAAGGCATTGATTTGTTCTGTAAGTTCTGAAACAACTGCCGCTATATCTTTTGCCACATTCTCTTGCAGTTTCTGTTGATACTGCATACCTATTTCCGGTGGCAATTGTTGTATTTGTTGGAATATTGTTTGGAACTCAGGATTCTGTGCATTCTGCTGATCCACAATTTCAGCTGCTCTAAATGAAATATGCTGATAAATATGTGATTGTATCAAAGACAATACCACAGGGTTTGCCTGTGCAGTTATTGTTCCATACAAAGACAAGTGACTATTGATGTGTGCATCGTGGTCTTGTCCTGCAAAAGCTTGTTGTGGCACACCAGCTATTAATCCAGCATTTTCGTTAGCAGGATCAACAGGTTGTGGTTGTGGAGGTGGAGGCAACAATTGTTCTATGTTTTGCACACCCATAGAAGAATACATTCTTCTGTAAGCCTCGTATATTCCTTGCGGACCATGAATCTCTGGATTGCTTTGTACTGTTCTCAATAGTTCTTGAGACATCATAACCCTTTGACTCATAGAGAAAGTGTTAGGATCTGATACAGGTAATACATCTACTCTGTCATCAAAGTCCATAGACTTAATCATTTGATTGCCATTCGCAGTATTGTACGGATATGAAGGCGGTAATGACTCTGCAAATACTTTTGCTAGTATTTCAAACTCTATTCTTTGGCTTGAATGTAATCTTTTGTGGATTGCACTCATTACACGAGTACCACGCTCCAACAAAGCAACCGTTGTACCTACGGGTGCATTTTGGTTAGCATCACCTACTTGCATATCAGCGATAGATGCGAAACGCCTACCACTATCTACCAAGATCCCTAGGAGAGAGAGTAGGGTTTGACTCGGTTCCTTAAAAGGTAGCGGAACAAAAGCGTCTCGCAAACTACCACCGGGAGCATCCATATCTCTGAACTCTCCAGGTTGTAAGGGCTGATCATCATTACGTATGCGGATTCCTCTAGCTTTAAATCCAGCAGGTAAATTGGAAAGCGTTCCAGCATCTATAAGCTGACGCAGTATAGATGTTGAAGCTTTTGATAATCCACCAATCATGTGAGTCAAACCAAAGCCGTAGAATCCTAGACCTGGTAAAAACTTGTAGTGAACAAAATAATCAATCCTTTGTTTCAAAGGATCGTTTTCTCTGTAGTTTCTTCTAACCGATAAAACTTTATCGTTAGCTATGGTTACGATATACGGAAGTTTTATTCCTGTCTCTTCGCCTTGTGCGTTGAGATCTTCAAATCCTGGTATGTCTAATTCTGTATGTATTTCATAAACTTTACAGGTATCGTCATCGTTATAACTAGGACTTATACCTTGTATTTCGTCTATTTCTTCTTGAATCTCATCAGTCTCTTCTGCCAACATGTTTCCAGAGTCTATGTTTACATCACTGTAGAAACCCATCTGTTGTAGTTTCTTGATGTCGTTTATAGACATGTTGATAACATGTGTAATCCTAGTAGCACTGTGTAAATCAGTGGCAGCGTAAGGCACAATCAAATCTTCACTTGGTATGAACTTAGATACAGCTCTACCCATGTTTTGATCGTAGTAAATCTTTCTAAAAGCAGACCCGGACAAAGGTAGATAAAATAACATTTGATCCGTTTCAGGATCGTATTCTTTCATGACTTGCATCAACTGATAGTTCATGAACTCTTGCACACGAGAAGCCTGTGCTTCGCTGTCAGGAGTAGTCATGCCTAATACCTGTGTCTTTACTGGTCCTTGAGATGGTAGTAATTCGTTATAGGCTTGTGCTTGGAACTGAGTTACGGATTCTGCTAACAAAGGGTGCATTACGCCCGAAGCACCTTCAAATGGTTGTGCTCTTTCCTCTGTCTTCATGCCTAAGAACTCAAGGCCATCACGATAAGTGTTTTCCCATTCAGAACGAGAGTCTTTATCTGCGTCAACATTGTCCATCAAATCGTTCTTCAGGACGTTGAGTTCAGAATCATCCATCAAATCTGCTAAGTTAGCAGAGAAGTCTGTATCTAATATAGGTTCTGGCATACTGCCAAAAGCAATCGTACCGTCTTCTAGTTCTTCAAATGAATCAAGTTCAGGATCTTCTTCAGTCACATCGACTTCAATATCCATAGACTTGTCACGATTCCTAACTTGAAGCTCTATTTGTTCTTCAGGATCAATTGCTTTGTCTACTTCTGCCATTATCTCTCACCTTTTAAAAAAGCCTTACCATGACCTTTGATAGCTAAACCGCCTTTTTTCTTTTTAACAGGCTTAATAACTTTTAAAGTTGAACCCCCATAAGCTTCGTCTAAAGCTTCTTGTACTTCTGGAACATTAGATTTGTAAGCTTGTTTGCCTGTACGGTATCTTTTCTTTTGCTCCTTAGTAGGCTTAGATTCCTTAATTTCTTTAACAAGTTTCTTTATTAAAGATTTAGCTATCTTTTTAGGCACGTTTACCTTTTAGAGTTCATATAGGCTTTGCCTAAACCTCTAGTAGCCATTCCTCCAGCCTTAAATTTAGCCATTTTTCTAGATCCTGGCTTGCCACTTCTTTTAATTGGTTTACTTCTAGGCTTTAGAATTCTACTTAGCAATCCTTTTCGCTTACCTTTTCTGTTCAAATAATCTTTAAGTTCATTGGATTTATAACCTTTTTTCTTAAGATCATCTTTAGTTACGGCACTGAATTGTTTTCCTTTGTAGGTAAACTTAGTTCCTTCACCCTTGGCACGAGCTTGTTTAAAAGCTTCTCCGAAAGTCATCTCTGTAGCTTGAGGTTTACCCTTTCTTGTAAACATCGTTGCTAATCCAGCTGCGGGTACGGCAGCTGCAGCTACTTTTGCACCTGTAGGTACTTTACTAGCTCTTGCATTTCTTTTTTGAGTAGTTGGACTAACTTTAGTTTTAGTTGCCCTTGCACTTCTTTTTTTAGTTGTTGCAGGTTTTGCTTTTGCTTTAGGTGTTTTTTGAGCACCTATAGTTCCTTTCTCTGGCTGACCACTGATTGCTCTGCTTTGTGGTCTGTTAGGATCGGGTTTAAACTTCTTAGCTCCTTTTTTAGCCGCTTCTTTAGCTGCTTTTGTTAGTGCTTTTCTTGCCATATTGTTACCTCTCAATAATAAACTCGTTCTCTGGGTACAGGCTCATCGTCCTCTTCGTCTGACGCTAGTCTAACGAAGTTACCCTGACGAAATCTCAGTATAGCCTGAGTTGTCGAATCTACAAAATCATCGTGTTCACCGAATGGAAAGGATGCACATTCTTCGATGACTTCTTCTGCGAAGATAGCATCCGGAGCCCAAACCATTCCTGCTTCAAACACTGGTGAAGCAGAGTGAACCCTTGTCACTTTGTCCTTCCCTTTGGTCGGTCTATAATTGACCACCGGGATTCCCATCATCCTCAACTCGTGCGTCAAAGGTGTACCACTTGCTTGGGATTCTACCAACACAATATCTGGTTGCCAATATATAAATTCATCGTAGGCTGTGGTCTTCAAATCAGGGAAATCCCATCGCCCTCTCTTAGCATCTAGCAATATAATCGACTCAGGTGCACCGTCACTAGGCCTGAACACACCCCACGTAGTAATCGCACTGTAGTCAGCCGTCTCCTTGGAACTAAAAGCCGTATCGTAAGACTGCAATATATACGAACAAGGTGGCGGATCATCATGCTCCCAAATCTGCCACCAATTTCTTTTGATCAAAGCACCTTCCTCTGAAGTGGGATTCTGCATGTACTGAGCATTCCACTTCGATATAGGAATGGAAGCTTTCACAGATTCTAGCTCCTCAATCTTCCAAAAGCCCGGCCACAATGGAGTATCATCATCCAATATGGCAGGGAGTTCTAAGATCTCCCACTGATCTGCATGGTCTTCACTCATTCGCTTAATCAGCTTCTCAGTCAAATCCAAAGTGCTCCACCTCGTCATCACTATCACAATCGTCCCACCAGGCTGTAAACGTTGGCGGGGACCAGAGGTGTACCACTCATAGGCAGACTCAAGGGCGGTGGGCGAGAGAGCATCTTGTTCTGAATGCGGATCATCAATAATCAGAAGATCCGCACCTCGCCCTGTGATAGCTCCGCCTACGCCAGCTGCGAAGTATTCACCGCCTTTGTTGGTTTCCCATCGTCCTGCTGACTTACTGTCAGCCGATAGGCTCACCTTATCAAAGATCTGTTTGTATTCGTCTGTGTCCATGAGGTTACGCACCTTACGACCAAATCTAGCCGATAGTTCAGCGGTGTGGGTGGTCTGCATAATCTTCATGTCCGGGTTCAGTCCCATGATCCAAGATGGGAAGAACACAGAGGCAAACTCAGACTTGGTATGACGTGGGGGCATGTTAACGATGAGGCGTTTACACTTGCCTTGGGCTACACGCTCTAGCTTCTCAGCGAAAAGCCTGTGGTGTTCGCCTTCGATGAAGCCATCCCATACGTGCTTCACATACTCAATGAAGTTTGTTTGTGCTTTCTCTTTGATGCTCAGTTGTTTGATTCGATTCTGAATCATTACAATCTCTTTTAGAGCATCGTCCGAAACGTGTTTTAGATCTGTGTTTTGATCTGACATACCAAAATGTTTTTTTTTGTGTGAAATATAGTATCGCAATAGGGGTCCCAAGAGAAGAGGGGGGGGTAAAATGGTTTTTGGGCTAATTGTAGATGTTGATAGTTATATATATATGTATATTTTTTTTGCTACCTCTTCTTATGGGGGGTGGGTGGTTAAAATTTGAGCAGTGCAAAAATCGGAACTCAATCCAATAGAGACCCAAAAAAAAAGGGAGCCGATCGGCTCCCCTTTTTGCCTTTACTCCTATCAGGCTATTTTCTCTACCCCATCCTCGAACTCATGCTCTGCATCCCAATCTAAGTAGAGATTATATTTATCACAATATTCTTTTATTCTCTCTGCAATTCCTCTAGGTGAATCCCAAGCAGATAAGAAAGAGACGTAAAGAATGGACTCATCATCTTGAAGGACTTCAACCTCATAAGAATTCCACTTAGTACCCCAATGAAGACAAGCGAAGTCATACCAATTATCAGCACCATATTCCATCATTAGATATTTTCTAGTGCTTGGATTTTTTGGTTTGTAGACTCCTCGAATGTTTTCATAATCTTCATGGTCTACTTTTTCCCCTGTTTCTATATCAAAACCGAGAGTTGCTCCTTTCTTAATTTCTTCAGGCATTGGAATAATTCCTTCAAAATCAAAATCACCTTCTTTAATATTTAAGTCGGTTTTCAATTCCTGTAGTGCTAGAATTTCTTCATCTACATTAGTGTTAGTTCCAATAGTCACAAAGTTAGTCGTATTATTTGGCATGATTATCTCCAATCCTTAATTGTTAAAATAGATGATGATTTGATTTCATAAGGTGCTTTATGAGTCAGCTTAAATTTTGCTTTCTCTTTTTCACCTTCTAAAATCCCTTCAATGTTTTTCCTGTCTTTCGCCACGTGAACATCTTTCAAGTTCTGATTGGCGAATGTCTGGAAATTTTTTCTAATCCCAAACGCCAAAGGCTTTAAGATAAGATTTTCAAGGAACATGTCTTTAATAGATTTTCTCAAATCTTGGACTATGCTTTGCCTTTCCTTGAGTTCTCTCACTTCAACAGTAAGTTCTAACTCTTGGATACGTTCTTGATTCATCTTTAGATAATCAAGTTTCTTTTTTAATGTTTCCATTTTTTGGTTTCTCCATTTTGTCATTTGCTTAATTGCTAATGAACTACGTTCATTATATAGATATACACACATAAAACAACACTTTTCTAATAAATTTACACAATATTGCATTAATTATGTATAATGGTATTTCCATTAATAAAACTATAAGGAGAAAATAAAAATGGGAAATAGAGCCGTAATAACAATTAAAGAGGATGATATCAATGTTAATAAACAGGATTGGAATTCTCTTTATCTTCATTGGAATGGTGGACGCGATAGCGTTGCACCATTTCTTCATGTAGCAAAACTTTATGGAATCAGATGCCAAGAAGATTCAAGCTATGCAATCGCTAGGCTTTCACAGTTGATAGGTAACTATTTTGGTGGCACGCTTTCGCTTGGCGTTGGTGCTTATAAGTCTTTGGATACTGACAATGGAGATAATGGCGTTTATGTTGTGTGGGATTGGAAGATAATCGAAAGAAGGCATTTTGATTACGAAGAACAAGATGAACATAACTTTGATGAGATGGTTAAAGATATCAGAAGTAAAAACGATGAAGTCTTCGGATACAAAGAAGAAGAGGAGCAAGCATCGTGACTATGCCAAAAGAATTCCGCTTAATCAGAAAAAGAGTTATCAGAGAAGAATGCTATGTGATGGCTATGGATTGGGAGCACGCAGAAAGACTTGGACATGAAGAGGAACAAGAATGGGAACATCTGGACAGTCATGATGAAGTCGAAGTAGAGGAACAATAGCATGAATGAAAATGTAAAAAACTTAGTAGATGATTTGGGTTGGGAATACCAACGCATGACATCAAGTGGAAGAGAGACATATAAAAAATTATGTCTCGAACTCGGTTGGAAGTTTGAATGGGATGATGAGGAGTTAGGATGATTAAAGGACTATATGGATTTATTTCAGCTTGTGCTTTAGTCGCAACTATAGCCTTGATCCCTGAGTACGTGGGGATCATACCAGGTTTTATGATCTTTCTTTGTGGTGGCCTGTTCACCTTTCTAATAACTAAAATAATTGAGGAGGAGGAATAATGAAACTAATTCAATGTCCTAAATGTATAGTTGGCCATATTGAAGAAGGAGAAGATTATTCCAATGCAACGCATATTGCTAAGTGCAATAATTGTTCATCCGAATTCTGGATCAATTACACAAAAGTTTATGACTTAGAAACTTTGAAGAATGAATATAACTAGAAGTCTGGGGGTGAAAGCCCCCAGGATCCTTTGGCCTCCAGATCCTGGACCAGGATAGATCCCGGTATAGATCCAGGTTTACTTCTAAGCTCGCAAATGTTAGAGTTCGCAAATCTATTTCATTAGATGGGTTTCTCCAAACCTTAGACAAAGAAGGCCCGGCTTAAACACCGGGTCTTTTTTTTTAGACGCACCGGGTCGCAAGTTACGGACCAGATCGCAAGTGCCGGACATAAAAAAACCCGGACTAAGCCGGGTTTTTTATCTAGCTACTTTTAGCAGTCAGTAAAGATTACGTCAAAGCCCCAATAACATTCCAAATACCAATCATGGGGATTGCTCATCATGTCATAGCTTTCTGGGTGAGAGCCTATGGAATATCCTACGCCCCATTCCCATGGACCGGCCTCAAAGCATACCCAAATATCACCCTCGCTGATCTCTTCATAGTTTTCATGATCGCTAGTCATAAATACTTCTGTATCTGGATCAAAGCCCATTCTTTCAGCTTGCTTTCTCAAAGCTTGATAAAGCTGGTTAGCTGCGTCCTCTTTAGATACAGCTTTAGTTTTTAGATCTGGCAGTAAAGTTGGATCTAATGTTTGATGATAATCAAATTTATTTTTTGCATTTTGCATATTGTTTCTCCAATTATTAAACAAAATAATTATAACAAATAAGTGTAGATTTGTGTGTAAAAGTTGCTATAATATGCAAATAGTTAGGTGGGAGTGAGCCTTTGTAAAATCCAATCGAAGAGAGAGGTTAAGGATAAAAGTAAATGAGAACTAGACCACCATGCACTACCTAGCTAGAGGATCTACCGGGACCCGCAAGCTTGAGCCGGGTAGCTCCGAAGTTAAGCCCGGCCTTATCCGGGCTTTTCTTTGTCCGGATCCTGGCCCGGATCACGCTAAGGCACGCACAAGCTCGCAAGTTCTGATCTATAGAACGCAAAAGGTCGCAAAAATATACCCATCTGGACGCACAAGGACGCACGAGGTCGCAAAAATTGTGGGGTGGTGGCTCTGTGTGTAGGGAAATGCAAATAAATACTTAAAAACTGCAACTTTTATTTATCCGTGTTTATCTTGTGTGTTATGCAATATTGTGTGACTTTTGTGTTTTAATGTGCTAATCTATGCGTACATTAATTAAAGGAGAAACAACTAATGGAAAAATTAACTAAAGAAGAATATTTCAATTTAGATAATGGGATTGTTCAAGATATAACAAGGGAATTTATAACACCCCATATTTATAGAAATCAATCTTCACTTATAACCCACTTACAAGAAAACTATGTTGAAGGTTTTAATTTTGATGATATAGAAAACCTCTATATGACTGATTCTGACATCTTAAATTACTTTGGCTCGTATGATGAAGATATGAGCGATCAAGAACTAATTGATGAAGCAAGAAACAACGGCGAAGATATGAATGAAATCTTTGAATGGTATCTTGTTTCAGATTGGTTTCTTGAGAGACTAAGAGAAATAAACGAACCAATAATTGACAATGATTATGGCGAATACTGGGGAAGATGTTGCACAGGGCAATCCATATATCTTGACCATAATATACAAAAACTCGCCTATGAATGGGCAAGCGATGAGCGACTATACAAAGATGAGGAGGTCGCCTAATGAAAATAAACCAAAAGAAACTGAAAGAATTAAACTCCATTAAAGATACTCAAAAGGCTATGGACTTTATTCTTGCACATGATCCATTAAATATAATAACGATTAAAAAGGAGAGAAACCAATGGAAGATAAAAAAGCATTCATAAGTGAGGAACGCAACACTTATGAAGAAGAGGAACGCAACTTATATTGTCTTTGCGGAAAACTAAAAACCAAATGCGCAGATTTATACGCACATACAACCGGAGGCGCATGATGTCAGAACAACCAATCACACAAGACGAAAGAGAAGAA